CTTCGGTGATACCAAACGGGTCTGCCATAGCACACTTTTATTTAGCCTTTTTTGCGGTTGTCTTACGTGTAGTAGCTTTCTTTAAAGCGGGCTTACGTTTTTTTTCGGGCGCAGGAAAAGTAAAAACTTCATCCAGTTTCCCAACTTGCATATCAATCTTAGGCATATAGCCTAACTTGTCCATAATCCATGTAAATGTAAAATTCATATTAAGCTCCTACCAACGCTTTTACTTCGTCTTGAGTTAAACCAAGTGCAGTTAGTTTAGCTAGTGCAGAAGCCTTTGCAGTTGCTTGAGCTTGTTCATCAGCTTGTGCTTGTGCGGTTACGGCTTGTAAATCATAGGCCACTTCATTACCATTTGCATCGTAAGCAACGCCATCACGAATAATGGTTACTTGAGGATAAAGTTTATAAATAGCGTCAATCATTGTGCAATTTCCATTAAAGTAATAGAAGAATAATCGCCATTAAAGTTAATGGTTACAGAAGCAGAATTGTTTTGGCTTGCAAATTGTGTTTTATAAGTAACCGCAGAAGTTGATGCTGGGCTATCTAAATAAGTATATGAAACCGCACCAATGTTTGTAGAGTTTCTAAACATTGTTAGCATTAAAGAAGTATCACTACTTTCTTTTCTAAATGCTTGCGTCAATATAATTAATACTTTACTTGTTGCAAATTTAGGGGTAATAGTTGCAGTTAAAGATGTGTCAGTTAGTGTTGTTGTTGAATTGCTAGTTTGAGTAGTGTTTGTAGCATTAACCACTTGCAACACTTGACCAGCACTAGCTTGGACTGTGCTATTAGGAAAGGTAACCCCTGATGTTCCGTCTAAAATTAAACTCATTGTGTCACCTCATCTGCTGGTAATGGTGTATGTTTGTTCATAAATATTTCCTTTTTAGTGGCAGATATTTTTTGCCTTGTTTCTGTTGAACATTTGCGACCAAGTACCGAAAGCCTTACATTCTCACGGTGTTGTGGCGATAACTTTTTGCCTAACTTTGCCATGCGTAGCTTTTGACGATGTTCGGGTGTAAACGCTGGAATATTTGGCTTTTTAGCCATTTGAATGACTACTTGCTTGGAATACTCTTCACGAGCCATAGCATAGGTTTTAGAGCCTATTTTGCCATACTTGCCTGTAGCACTCATCATAAAGTAAGCACGAGCCATAGAGCCACCATAAGCCTTCCAAAGCATACGATGAGCAATAAAGTGCTGTCTAGGTGTCAAAGCAATCAGATTGTCTTTTTTGTTTGAGCCGCCATGACTGCGTGGCACGATATGATGCTTTTCAGAATAGCCATCAATCACCTGACTTTTTAGGCTGTCAATAAACTTCATATAGCGAAAGTATTGGAGTTGGCTTTTCAAGATAGCTTGGCAATAATAGCGTTGACTTCAGCTTGTGTTGGTACTGTGCCACCATCAGGTGCTTCAGGAATATTGCCAGCCTTCAGCCACTTACAAAATTCAGTTGCATCTGTGTTGGCTTGGTCGAATGGAATAGCCGCACCATCAGATAATCTTAATACTGAATTACAATTCGATATCAATTTATACATTTTATAACTCCGCAGATGAACCTAAAATATTGCTTGAATTTGTAGAATCAGTAAAAGTAGTCCAATTTGAAGTTAATCCACTAAAACCGCTTATGTTAGTTTGAAATCCATCATAAAATGCTTTAGTTGTTCCCAATGAAGCACCTGAAGCAGTATATGTTCCATTACCAAAAGAATAAATAACAGGAGAAGTAGTTAGTAAACTAATTGTAGGCGTTGCTCTCATTGAAACTTTAAATGATGTTCCTAAATTTACTGCTGAACTTGAAGTTGCACTTCCTGAAGCAAAACTAATAGCTTGGTAGTAACGCTGACACAATGCTAACTCCTGCTGATACTGACGATATTCATATCCAGTAGCACTACTTCCTACTTCTAGTTGAACACCAGTAATGTAGAAAGTTGCACCGCTTGTTCCTACTACGGATGTATTCCCTGTTGGTGCATAATATTGTGAAGCAGTCCAAGAACCAGCAGTTCCGCTATATGTTGTTCCAATACCAAGACTAAACAATAAAATTATTCCGCTACCGTTAGTTGTTGTCCAAGTGCCAGTAGTATCGCCAGCAACGGTAATTGATTTTTGTTCCCAAGTGTTTGCAGAAGAAATTGTGTAGCTATAGGGATAATAGCGATTATTAGCGGCATTGTAAAAACTACCACCAAAAGTTCCAGTTAATGAAGAACGAACCCAAAATGACAAAGTTACAGTTTTAGCATTTGCAGTTCCCCATCCTAAGTCAGCAATGTTGTAACCTTCAATATTTTGTTGAAGAAAATACAAATCGCCAGCACCAATAGAATATGATGATTGACTTGTAACGCCTAAATAATTTGTAAACCCTGCTGGTGGTGTTACAGAACCAGCATTTTGTTGTGCTATAAGTTTTCCTGTTGTAGATTGACCTACAAGCCACCTATCAACTGTATATCCATTAATTGTGTTTGCAGTAGCAGAACCAGCATTTCTTTGGTCAATGGTCATGCTGCCATTAATTATTCTGTTTTTCATGATTGAGGCATTTCCTGCCCCAAGCACACCGCCTGAAGTGCTGGTAACTAGCGTATCAGCATTGACTGAGCCATAAGCCATTATGAATTCTCCTTGCGGCTTTTATGCCATTGTTTAGTTGCTTCACTACGCATTTTGCGTTCCTCGTCAGATTGTTTTCTACCAGTTCTTGCCACAGACATTTTGGCTTTAGTTTTATCAGAAACTACACGACCAGCATTGAAATGAACATCAATACCAGCTAAATAGCGTTTTTGACCTTCACTCATTTTAGCTTTGGTTTGTTCTGTGTGCGGAATACCTAGCTGTGGCTTATGACTAACTGTTTTGTAGCGTCTGCCACCGCTTTCAAGGTTGTATCCATTAGGTGCTAGACTACCCATTACACTAATCCAAAACTGTTCTGCAAAGTCTAATGTAGCGTGGTTATTAACATCACCACAAATTGTTTCGTAAGTAAAGGACTTATGCCCATACTTTTTGTATGCGTCTGCTAAAGCGTGTCCATGACCCTTACGAGAATGTTTCGTAATTGTCTGACCAACATACTGCTTGCCGTTAAGCGTATTGGTAACTAGGTACACACGACCCTCCATTATGCTAATTGCTCCGCAGTTGGTTTAGCTAGTGTTGGATGATTCCAAGACTTTATGTAATCGCCTTTGCCGTCTGAATCGTTTTGTAACCAAATAGTTCCCTTAGGTCCGCAAAAATCATCATCAGTCAATGATGGATAAAGTGATTTAATTTTTTCAAATAATCCCATTACGCACTCCTAACCATTACGCCAGTAAACCATGTATAAAGATTGCCACCAGTAAAATTAGCGCCAGTAGCGGTTAAAAATCCATAAACTTCAATGTAATCAGTTGAACCATTGCAATAAATTAAATTTGAACCACTAATTGTGTAAGCATTAGAACCACTAAAATCTACTGCATGGCAATATTGAGAACCATTTTTATAAAAAAGTAATTGAAACCTTGATTGACTTCCAACAGAGTTTGTTCCATCAACACCAGCAGAAACTTGGTAATATCCAGCAACAGTTGGTGTAAATCTTGAAGATGCAAAATTATTATTAGTATCAAAAACTTTTGTATCAAAAAGAATTTTTGTTGCAACACCACTGGAAACAGATTGATTTGAACTTAAATAAGCACTAAACGCTGGCATATTACCGCTAACCATTACGACCCCAGAATTTGCAGGTATAGTCACCGTATTGGTTCCTGCTACTGAAGGAACCGTCAGCGATATACTTCCCGATGTATCTCCAGCAATATTAATTGATGCCATTACTTAACTCCTAATTGTGCGTTTTTGATTGCCATATCAGCCTGTTCTTTTGTAGCAAATTTTCCGAGCCACATTCGTTTACCATTTAATGTAACTCTTGCTCTGTACGGCTTTAGTCCAGTACAACGTTCAAAATGACGGGCTTTCATGCCTGTTTCTCCGCCCTTTTTACCGCAAATCGTACAAGTAACTAATTGAAACTTACGACCTTTGTTAACTAAAGAAAGTTTTTGTTTTGTTTCTTCAGCCATAACAATTCCAAGTTTAGCTTGTCTTACTTTTTCAATAGTCTCTTTACTGTGTTTTACACCTTTTCTTGGGCTGACTTTATCTTTCATGTAATCAGCAAGGTTAAATTGTTTAGACTTTTGTTCTTCAGTCAATTTTATACCAACATTCCATGCTTTTTGACCAAGATGAGCTAATCTTTGTTTTTGCTTATATTCTTCAGAACGAACAAACTTCTTACCCAAAGCACTAGGAGGTTTTCCACCGCCCATTACAATATTCCAACCTATTTTATCACTTGGACGCAGTTTAGTCTCAATATCTAGACAATAATCTTCATCAGCAATTAACACAATTTCTTTTATCAAATTGTCCCATCCATACTTTTGTACAGAGTTTTTTAAATGTGCATTATTGGTATATGTTTTATGGTCATACCACCGTTTTTCAACATTATTAGACACACCTACATAACCCTGACTAAATATGTCAGTATGGTCTTTGTGGCGAATCCAGTATAAATTCATAATATTACCCATCTAGAGCCACTAGGAATTTGTACAGAAACCCCACTTGCTATATTAATTGGTCCTACTGACTCACCATTATTTCCTGTGGTCATCGTATAGTTTTGGGTAATGTTGGTTGTGTTCTCATAAATAGCGCCAGAAGCTACCGCAGAAGCTACTGTACTCCATACAAATCCTGTGCCATTATACACCAAAGCAGTGCCAGTTAAAGAAGCTGCGGGCGTGAAAGTTGTCGTATTGGGGGCAGATTGATACGGTAAGGCTAGAGCTGTTCCGCCATACAAATTACTAATTGCGCCAAAAATCTCGCCTGTGATGGTAGCTGTTCCCGCCACGGTTAAATTACCGCCTACGTTCCAGTTTCCTGCCGCTGTAGTCTGTGCTGAATAGAATCCAATACCATTCCCGCTGACGTTAGCCGCATCACAGTAACATTGGGCTGTAGTCAAAGCTGGAACGACTAAAGATACTGCGCCACCAGAAGCCACCATTGTCAGGTTTTGTGTCGTATTATTGACAACTACATAAAGCTTATTCTGTGCTGGGGCGGTAATAGTAGGGGCAGCGGAAGGAGTGCCTGAGAAGATAAGGCACATATTACGGGCATCATCTGATACACCGTTTAAATTGGTTAAGGTATATGCGCTGATGCTATTGAGGTTAATAGCCGCTACACCAGTGATAGCCTGTTCTAGGAGGGTTCCTAAGTTGTTATTGGTGGTCGTACCCCATGTACCCGATTGGTCTCCAGTACCAAGCAGGGACAGCTTTAAAGAGGGGCTATAAGTAGTGGTCATACTAATCCTTATTGACTGTTATTAATTACTACCCAATTTGGCGTTTCTGAATCGGTAATGCTTGACCAGCCGCTTCCTTGCGTATTGGAAATCGCAGTCCATGAGAGGGTTTGACTATCGTTTATTTTAAACCATCCGCCTGCGTTTAGTCCATCTAAAAAAGAAATTGCTTCATAAACACTACCGTTAGCCGTTCTTAAAGCTGAGACAGCATCAGCCAAGGCGACAGACTCGGATATAGTGGCATTAAATATTTGAACGGCAGTTGCTGAATCAGCGGCACTTAAACCTTAGGCAATGGCA